ACCTTTATATGTTCCTTTGAGCAACTGCCCAATTCCTCGGGCGCTGCTCTTAGCATTTTTGGCCTTGGGATTCCAAGCGGATTCCTTACCGACCAATTTTGTAAAGCAGGCGAACTGCTTTTTTGTGAGCAATTCCCGCGCTATCTGCTTGGCGTTGACCTGCTGTAAGGCTGGCCTCTCCTTGTAGATGACGGTGGCGGGTATTGCTGGCTGTGGTGCAAAGGCAGCGTTGACAAACATTGAAGTCATCGCTGAAACCCCGATGATGATGGCGATCCCTCGCCAAGTTTTTCGTTTGCTAGTTGTGATTGGATTTCTCCTTCCAATTTCGCTTTACGCTTCATCAGAACTGTAGTCACATAACTAAATTCGACATTTAAGCGTTGTGCGATTTCTCTTGAGTTGTAACCCAATGAGCCAAGGTTGCGGATTTGATAGGCAGTTGAACCTATCTGCTCGCGCTGTTCCTTCTTTGTAATCATCATCTTCCTCTGTGCTGGCGTTGTGCCTGCCCAAAGACCGTAGAAGATTTGCTCATCGAGCGCATATTCCAAGCACTCCTTTCGTACTGGACAACCATCGCAAATTTTTGCGACGATTGGGAGCGACTTTCGCTCCTCGGCCTTACTGTTCGGAAAAAATAAATCAGGTTCAGATATATCTCGACAAGCTGCTTTTGATAACAGGGGAAGTTTCGGTAGGAATTCAAAGAATCTCACAACCTCTCCTTTAGCCAACTGGCCAAATCTTGAATAACAAAAGCATCCTCAATGGATTTATTGCGACGCTTGACGATGGCAAAGGCAGGTGGCGCCTGCTCTAACCCTCGCGCTTTCGCATAGTTGATTGCCTCAGCCACCGCCTCATCCCAGAAGGTCGGCAACGATACCGACTTTCGATTCTTACATTCTAGGATATAGGTCTGACCTGCAATGATAACGACCAAATCGCCTTCATCTCTTTGACCCGATAGTCGCAGGCGCTCTGCAATTGCACCCTTAGAACGCAACCACTTGAGAACTCCAAGTTCAAAAGCAGCGCCCTTGCGACCATTCGGGTTGGCCATTATTTGACCAACTCTAGTTTCGTTGGCTTACCTGCGACAGCTCTAGAATGCTTAACTATCATAATCAACTGCTCCGCCAGGGTCAGCGCCTCGGCCTCGGTCAACCGCGCTAATCGCGCAACGACCGTTGGCATACCAGCTCGGACTCTATCTAGGCGGGTAGCCGCGTCAACATCCTTCAGCGATGGCACATCAGAGGCTTCTTTTAGGCCAGCGAGATCAACAATTGATAACTGCTCAAGGACATCTTCGAGCATATCAAGGCTCGCATCCTGCTCTTCTAGGTAGATGACAAACTCGCCATCTATCGCAGCGTGAACGCTGAATAGGGGTTCGCGGTGCCTCATCGTCGCTCCAAGGCCGATTTTAGCCTCTTTTGCGACTCGCCCCAGGCTTTGATGCTTTGGGCATCCTTATCGTTTAATCTAGCCTCAAGGCTCAGTAATAGGGCAAATACGCCCATAACTGCCATTGTAAGGCCCCATAAAGCTATACAGGTCATCTCTCTTCCTTCCGTTGTGTAGGTGCCTATGGTGGCATCTAGGCGGGCAACCTACCTACGCCACGCCGAAGGTGTCTATGGGGTTATGTATTGACTTTGTATGGACAAGGCGTATCTTAGGGGTGTGGGCGAAACCAAGTACCTCACGGAAACGGAAGAAATGACAACTCATGTTTGCTTAGATTGCTACAACCAATTTGATTCATCACTTGGCAATGTAACTGTTAACAATGGTATGGAAGAATTTATTTGTTCAGAATGTGCAGGTAAATAATGCTTGACCTATTCTTTGGATTGCACCTTGGCGGTTGGAAGGCATACTTTCAGTTTTGGTTTTGGACAACCATCGCGATTTATCTAGTTATTCGTTGGATGAAGAGTCAGGAGAAGCAATGAGCGCGATGTCTAACCTGCACTTTGAACTATGCAGAGCAATGACCCACACCGCTAACAAATTGACCGAGGCGGTTGTAGATGGCTCAGGGGAAATCCTAGAAGCAACCTGCAATGTCGCAATTGAATACTTGGAGATTTGCGCCGATGCCTTTAAGCAAGTGCGCGAAGCATCGGAAGGGGTCAGCGTTGGAAACTAGACGATGCCCAAAATGCCATCAAATTGATTGGCAACAAGGATTTCACATACCTTGCAACTGCAACCGAAAGGCTAACAAATGAAGAAGGCTCGCTCCATCCGCGTATCAGATGCGCTTTGGTTCAAGGTAAAACTCAAGGCTAGGCAAGAGGATAAAACTGTCAGCCAAATTGTTGTTGATTTTTTGCGTGAATATGTAAAAGCCTAGATAGCAAAGAAGAACCCCTACACAGGAAAGGTGGCTGTGTAGGGGTTCTTCTTATCGCTAGGGGTAAAACTTATACTTGATCCTGCTTGCGTTTAACTTCAGCTAATTCGGCAGCGATACTTGCATAGGCTACCAAGTCAACAAAAGTATCATCTTTGGAATACTCTAGGTTTTCTTGCAGTCTTGCAATCTTCACTAACGCCATACAGATAGCGACCTGCATTGGCGTAATCTCTGTTTCAAGGTATGACGACCACAATACTGCAATTCTTCTGTGGTTCTCATAAGGTGCGCCATAATCATCTTGGCGATCACCATACATCAACTTTTCGGCTTCTTTAAGAACTTCCCCCCGTTTCATTATTTCTTCTAGTCCTCTAAGTCCTCATAGTCGGTGTAAAGAGCTTCTTCAGTTTTCTTATCTTCAACTCTCTGAGCATACTCGCCAAGACCTAGAGCTGATAAGACAAAGGCAACTGCTGCCTCGGTTGGCATATCTGGTGACAATGCTGCAACCAATAGAGCAACTGTTGATGAAACAAAGGCTGCGATACGGGCAGGATTCTTGTGAGCAAATGCTTTTAACTTTTCCATTCTTACTCCTTGAACTTAGGTCTGCCGAATCCCACGATTGAGATTGGCTCCTGACGCCTCAACTTGAAGCGACGGGTTTTGTTATAGGTTCTAGTCTTAAAGACAACCATACCGCCATTGCGCTGGTCGCCCTTGGAATCTCCTGAAGTATTGCCTTCAATTGTATGGACAATGCCCTTGCGAGCCTCTACGCCGATGACAATGCCGATGTGGGAGATACGCTCAACGCCATCGCCTGGGAAGTCAAAGAAGGCAAGGTCGCCTGGCTCCGGCGTGGCGGTGGCGGCGTCTTGCCATTGCTTGCGCGATTGGAATGCCTGCGCCCCTGCCGATGTCAAGATGACATTGGGGATTACTAGGCCGACCTTCTTGGCGCACCACATAATGAAACTGCCACACCAAGGCAGGTAATTAGCGCCCATTGCTTTGCCAAATTTTGTTTCATTCTCTTTAGGTCCTTCAACATAGCCAACTTCGGCCCACGCTACCTGAATGAATCTATCGCGTTGATTCACTTCCGAGTGCGCTTTTGCTTTGTTAGCAATAAAAGATAAATCTCATCAACGCGCTCTTCAAGGCGATTAACTTGATCCTTGATACTTGAGCCAGAATTCGGCTTTAGCTCTGCTAGGTAATGCTGGACTAGCCATTTGACTATGTAGGCAAAAGAGCCGACAAGGGTAGTAACAGCAACGGCGATGGTTGCTATATCAACTGGGGTCAAGTTATTTCTCCTTCAGCAAGACGCCGATTTCTTCAAAGGCGTCTATATGGTCATCAATCGTTCGGTGTATCGGAAAGATTTGGGTTACTGAGTCCATTTTCCAACTTCTTTATCTTGGCAACTAGGATGGCATTTTCTTGTGCCATTACCCCTATTTGCTGACGCATCGCTGCCAATATCTCATTGACATCTAGTTGTTCATCCATTTATTCCCCCTTGAGTGTTTGAACTTCTTTGTGTAATGCTTGAATTGCGCCAACCAAATGTGGAATAAGATTACTATAACTCAATTTTTGATATATTGGATTTCCCTCCGCGTCAACGGCATCTTTTTGGCCATTAACCATATTTGGAAATACCTCGGCAAATTCGTGGGCAACAAAACCTACAACGTCACTATGTTCTGCATCTTCTACTTCATTAAAAACACGAACCTTTGTGGCTAACAATTTATCTAATGATTCTGTGTAATCTCTAATGTTTTCTTTGAGGCGATAATCAGAAGAGCCAACTAAGGTAGGAGCAGTAGTATTGCCGAAAACTTCAAGAGTTCCGCGATTTGTGCCATTACGAATAAATTGAATAACTGGAACGCTTGTGCCTGTTCCTGCGGTAACATCAAAAATGTGAAGGTTTAGTGGGTTGTTGTTGCTTCGACGTGCGCTTACAGTTCCACCCTGAGTAAGTGAAATTCCTTCAGTTTGCGTGCTTGGGGTAGAAGTAGCGTCGCCTGTATAAATTGGAGCGCCAGTAACTGATACGCCAGAAGTTGAACTAATATTTCCTGTGACAGCAAGTCCAGTGCTATCCATCACTGCGCTTCTAGTCACGCTTTGCGATAAAACTACTGCTGTTGCGCCAACAAAGATTTGAGGATATGCAGTGCCTGCTGGCGTTGCGGTTGCGCCATAATGAATCATTACATTGCCAGAAGTGTTGGCCATCATATGGCCATAGACAGAGCCACCATACTTGAAGAATAAAGAGTTTGAAGTGCCGCTCATAACAACTGCATCACCGCTTGATGAAGTCTGAATAACTCCGCCAGTAATCGCGCCAGTTCCAACGCCTGTCAGACCAGTAGCGCCAATACTGAATCCATTTGATACCGTGCCAAAATAACCAGCAGTGGCATTGATAGTGCCTGTAATCGTTGCACCTGTCGCCGTCAATAGCCCAGTGCCATCAATGATGGCATTGCCACCGATATTAAGGGTGCCACCGATTATCGTTGATCCTGTAACGCTACCTGAGAAAACTGCGTTGCCAGTTGATGCACTAATCGCCAATGTTGCTCTTTCAGCAACTCCATTGGCATCGGTCACTGTCGCTGTCGTGGTATTGGCAACAGTAAATGTTGAGCCAGCCGAAATTGCGGTAATAACAAAAGAACCGTTATAGCCAGCAGGCGCTAATTCACTAACAGTGATGCTTTGACCAACAGTAAAACTATGTCCAGATGCTGTGTAAGTAACATTTGTGCCATTTCCAGACACAGCAGTTATATTTACTGAAGATGTAGCACCATAAGCAGCAAGACCTAATGAATTTAGAACTACACGTGCGCCACTTGTTGCAGATGCTCCTGAATAAACAGTAATGCCAGTTCCGTTGATAGCCGTCATCTGATTCTGCGCATTGACTATCGTGTTTGCGCTTGGTTGTAGTGACCCAATGGCTGCGGTGTATGCAATGGCGGCATCGGCCAAGGCTTCTGTTGCGTCTGCCTGAGCAACACCAGCGGCAGCGGCTGCGGCATTGGCGGCTGCCTGCGCCGTGCCTATCGCTGCATCTTGAGCAGACACCCACGCCCCTGAAACTCTTACATATAACTTATTGCCATCATCTGTATCAATCCAAAGGTCGCCGTCATTGATGCCTGCGCCTGTAGGTTCTGCTGCTTGGCGATAAACCTTCGTTTTGCCATCTGCCAAGATTTCAATTGATTCAAAGTTGTTTGCCAGACCATCGGTAGTGTCAGCAATAAGAGGCACAACAGATGTCACAACAAAATCGCCGGTCTGTGTGACCGTGACGGGCGTATTAGTTATCTGTGGACATAATGGCATCGCTTACCCCTAAATCGTTATTGAGTATGGATTGATGGGCGATGTATGAAATGTGACTTTCCAATCGTCACTGTTAATCTTATGGGTCATTCCCTCAATGACTAAATCATAAGTCAGGAAACGACTATCAACAGTTTCGCGCTTGACACTAACTTGGTCGCCAATCTCGCAGGCTAGGAAATCAGGGTTCAAAGTATTTAGATTCAGTGCGCTGAAATCTATCTGCTTGGCATAGGTAACTGGCTCTGACTGTTGGTATGATTGATAAAGAGCTAAGTTAGTTGCGCTAGTTGAATTAACAATAGGCGCATCAAAGGTCTTTGAAACAAGGCCATAGGCATTCTTGCTTAGGTTATAGGTAGAGGTGACAGTGGCAGCTGCCCCGCGATCGACAACGGCTTGGTTGACGACATAGTAAGTTCCTGGGTCAACAACAAGGCCCTGATAGTCCAGCGAATTGGCATCGCCCTGGTCGCTAAATAGAAGCTGCGTTGGGCGTGAGAATTTATCTGATAATGGCACCAGCGTTGCCACGCCACTTCTTGAAATATAGAAGCGACCTGCGATGGTGTTTACAGCTTGAAAAATCATCTGTAGGCAGGATTTGCCTTGGATAGTTTTTGCCATCGTCACAGTGCCTGTTAAAGAGCGAGAACCGCCACTTGGCCAGCCTGCATAATCAAGCATCCGCCCTACGCGGGTTGCGGCAGTTTCCTCAAATTGTAATGTTGCTAGGACTGGCGCTGTGGCATCAGCTATGTAGCCAAGGCCATCAACTAGATTCATCGTGACAGTTGGGTAATGACCTTGATTCACTACATTGGTTTCAACAAAGCCCTGAAATAGCGTGTAGGCAGTTGATGACCAAGTTCCTTGAATGCGAACCTGTAAGCCAGCCTTGAGATTTGGATAGTAGGTGCTTGAGGCGTTATCAGGATCATACTTGCCTGAATAGTTATTGAACTTGATGCTGGCAACGCCTGCCTCTGCCAAGACTTCGTATTGGCGGCGGCCGCGCCTGATGTAAACCTCTAGGACATCATCAGATGAAACATTTGTCCAAGTAGAGCTTAGGAAGAATTGCACTTGCAGCGTCGGTGCTGTGACCCCATCGTATTTAGCCATTATCTAGTCCGATGTTGGATAGGTATTCCACCTCGACGGCGGGCAAGAGTGTTTAAGTCATTTTGAATTTTTACGCTGTAATCATCGGCGGTTCCGTGTTCAGCGTTAATTATCACTTGGAAGTTTGGGTGAACAGCGTTTGCAATTGAAGAAGTACCTGCCGAGCCATCACCTTGGGCTGCTAGGGATACAGTTGGTGCGTTTTTAGCAATGTCTTTTTGACGAGCCAAATTGAGATCAATGGCTTTAGCGGTGGCAGCGGCCTCGGCCTCGGCGGTCATCAATTTACCAAGTTTATATTTTTTAAGAATTGCATTGATTAACTTTTGCTCAATTGTAAGTTGTTTACCTGTAGCAGCATTGAGTTTATTTTGAGCAGCAGTGAGTTGGGCTAAAATAGCATCAAGACCAGAATCTGGACCTAGAATACTGTCAGCGCCAGGTTTTTTTCCTTTATTTGCAAGAAAATCTAAATAAGTATTTTGTTGATTCATTCTTGCTGCATTTTCATTTGCTTTTTTCGCTCTAGCGTCATTACCTGCTTTTTTAAGGGCGATGACACCGCCTGTAATGGCCGCGGCGCCGCCGACAAGTGCAAGAGCTGCTGTAGCAGAAGCAACTGAGGCACCGCCTGTGGCATAGGCCGTGGCAATGGCTGCAAGTCCTGCCGATGCTCGCAAAGCTGCAAATGCTGCTGTTAACTTACCAATTACAGTTGCAAAGGCGGCTACTCTGCCAACAGCAAATAAGCCAGCAACTATGACTGCAAAGGTCTTAACAAGACCCATATTGTTTGTAATCCATTCGGAAAAACTAATCGATATGGCTAGGAGTTTTATTGCACCATCAGTTGCCATTTGGAAGGCTACAACAAGTTTTGCGCCATTAGCTTCAATGAAAGCCTCGACTTGAGGTAGGACTTTGTTAGAAATAACCTTTGCAAAGTTTTCAAGAACTGGCAGAAGTTTATATCCAAGGGTTTCAAGAATTTCACCAAAGCGGATACGCAGAATGCCAAGCCTGTATTCAAGTGTGTTTGCTCTTGTAGCAGCAGCGCCTGCGGTTGCTTTTTGAACCTCAGCCATAATCGCTGCAAAATCTTTAGATTTAAGAGTTGCTGCATCAAGACTTGGAACTAATTTTTGTAAGCCTCTGAAATTACCTTGTAAGGCTCTAGTGACGGCAGTTGTAGCAGTGCCAAGGTCAGCGCCAGAGAAGGCTGAAACATTTAATGAGATTCCAAGTAAATCTTGAGCTGCACTAACTGATCCTGTGACTGCGGCTAGTTTGGCAAGAGCAGGTCTTAAATCATCATCGACAACGCCAGTTTCAAGTTGTAATTTAGACACATATTCTTCGACAGATGCAATGGCAGCGTCGGTGGCACCAACAGTATTGCGAAGGCTGTTGGCAAGTAGCATCTGACCTTTTTGGTCGGCAATGGCTGCCTGTACCGCATCTTTGCCAACTTTGATGGCAAAGGCGGCGACGGCGGCGGTTGCCACGCCAAATGCTTTAGCTGTTTTCTTGCTAAAATCGTCAAAGTTCTTGCCAAGTTTTGCAATATCTTTTCGAGCAGCCTTAGAACCTTTATCAGAGTATTGGGTAAGAATTCGGGCTACTACTGCACCAATTGCCATCTCTAACCCTTCTCTTTATTCAAATTTTTTTGTAATTCTGCTTTTGCCTCATTTAAGGCTTTTGCAACATTAGCTTCAATCTTTGCGCGGTCTTTATCAACGACGCGCCAAATTATACGCGATGCAGGCTTGAACCTTGCAGATAAGGTTCTCATAAATTGTTCGCCTGATCTCCTGCCAGTTGCGTTTTTGCCATTGTTACGGCCTGCAACTTCAAAGATAGCTCCAGCGGCGCTTTTATTTATTAAGGCACCTGCGCTGGTAGTGTAATCGCCACGCACCTTGCCTTGCGCCTTTGACTTGCGGATGCCAGCAACAACCTCGCCAGTATTCCAAGCAGGCCAGCCAGCGCCACCGCGAGAACTCCTGCGAGGGTTGGCGGCATTGTATGTTCGCCAACCACTCATCGGAGTATCCGTTTGTGAATTGCCAATGCCCCGAACAATGCTGTGAGCATCGCGTTCGGCACCGGCAAGTTCGGTGTTAATCACCTTGTTGAATTTGCGAACGGCAGATTTATCAAATTGCTTCAAGGCATCAAGTGTTTCTTTGATACCTGTTAAGACTATGACTTCATCCGCCATTTTTCTTCACCCGTTCTTTCAAATAAATCCCTATTGCCTCAATGATGCCTTCAGGGGCATCAAGTAAATCAATTGGAGATATGCCTGTTTCCACCGCAATTGCCGCTACTGTGTAGGTCAGGCTTTCGCGGTGGATTCGAAATTTGGGTCGGCATCCAATTCTGCGCTGAGAATTGTATCCAGATAATCAGGTCCAAATGGTTTTACGACTACGCCATTGACCTGTTGAGCCTTCCAAGCCAGCCAATAGATATGCTCTATTTTCTGCTCTTCGCCAATTAACTTAGGTAGTCCTTTACCGAAGTGCTGTTCAAATGCCACGATGATTCTTGGAGTCAGCTTATATGCCGAATCATTGCCATCAGTGGTCTTTACTTTGATTGCTAATCCATCCATTGTTTCCCCCTTGGGTTATTAAGAAGTTGCTTTTGTAATTGCTCCAGAAATAGGCCAAGTAACTGAAACCGTGGCTAATTCGCCAACGCTTCCTGAAAGGCTTTGCCATTCTGAAATCAATGCTGAGAATGTATATTTTGGATTGGTTGTGGAAGCCGATCCGCTTGTAGGGCGAATTTCCATAGTTACTGCGGTACCAATTTTGCTAGTTGAATCGCTTGGATAAACAAGTGTTTCAAGAGCGCCAGAAGCAAAGTCCTGGTTGAATTCCAAAGTCACTTGATTATCACGAAGGCCAGCAACACGGGTGCGGCTGGTGTTGGACATTCCGGTGGTTTCCACGACATCTAGTGTTGAGGAAAGTGTTACCGATGTGACATATTGCGAGATGTCAGTGCTTGCAAACACTACATAAGCATCAGTTAAAACTATACGGGCCATTTACTTATACTCCTTTTGTGATAGCGCCTGAAACTGGCCAAGTCACACTTGCAGTGGCCAATTCTCCTACTGAACCTGACAGCGCTTGCCATTCTGAAACAAGAGCTGTGAAGGTGTAGGAAGGATTTGTTGCAGATACTGCTGCGCTTGTTGGCTTGACTACAACGGTTGTTGTGGTGCCAAGTAGCGGGTAAATCGTTTGTTCCACACTGGATGTTGCAAAATCCTGATGGAATTCTAAGGTTACAGAGTTATCAGCCAAGCCTGCGACACGGGTACGACCTGCGGCACTGGTGGATGAGAATCCTGTGGTTTCAACGACATCTTCGCTAGTCGTGATACTCACGCTGGCAATATGGTCGCTGAGATCAACAGAGTTGATGACGATGCTGGCATCTGTCAAGACAATGCGTGCCATTATTCAATCTCGCTTTCGGTTGCTAGTTTGCTTGCTGACTTTGCAGAAATAAGATGGCCTGCGGCAACAAGTGCCTCGACATTACATCCTGCTTCTTGCAATTCTTTATCGGATATGGAAGCACCCTTGTTTGCAAGAGTGAAGATATCGGAATTGACTGTGTAGCTCATTATTCTCCTTGACCCCAGATGGTTAGCCTGTATCTGTATGATAGAAATTCCACATCTCCTGCGAGATATGTTCCTGATTCTGCTGAAGTGACACGCAAGGCATTACACGCACCGCCAAGTGTTAAGTCAGATTCAATTGCTGCCTTGATAGAAAAGTCACCAGAGCCAGTTAAGTATTTGTCCAAATTATCTTGAGCCGTTCTTTCAGAGAAGCGTTGGACTAGAACATAGACATCTAAGTTCGCTTGATCCAAGCCACGGCTATTGTTTAAGTCAAAAGTAAAATCTAATTGCCCTATAACAGCGCAAGGTGGCTGTGGTAGGTCAGGCATTATGTCGTATGAGCGCAGACCCTTGATTGAGGAAAGATTCTTCTTAATGCCTTCGCGAACCTGCGTAGGTTTCATTTTGCCAACGCCGAGAGTTTGCGGAATGGGCGAAGTAGAACTTCGACATCTGGGTCTAGGCGAGAGCCAAGTCTTACAGTTCCCAATTCAGGAGTTCCTGCGATACCAAATGGCGACTGACGGCGTACAAACAGGCGTGAGGATTGGAGCTTGCAGGCCATCGCAACTTCGTGTGGAACGGATGAGTAACCCCATACCGCCTTCACGCGAACTGATTGAGGCAGGTTGTAAGGGAAAATGTAGGCGCCGATGGCGAGCAATCTTGTGAAAGGCCATCCTCGGCGTGGGTTATTTATTGGCTCAACCATAAAGTCAGATGTTGACCAAACTGTTTCGTATGTTTGGTTGAAATTATCATCGGTTGCAATTTCATTGATGCTTATGAAGTCATCGGTGTTGGTTGTGTAGAAGTCTTGCGCTGTATAGTAACGCGTCACAGGACTACCAGTTGTGCCATCTCTGTAGAAGAATCTGCCGGTATAGTCATCAATCATTCTACTTGAAGCCATAATTGCTGCCTCAAGAGCAGTATCATCCTGAATGTCCTCGATGTTTAGAGATTCCTTCAAGTCTGACAGTGTGCAATATGCGTTGATTAGAGCCACGCTTTTTCCTCTTCTCTGCCTTCGGTGCTATTGCCCGTTCTAAATCGGGAGTTGCTGTTGCGGTTTGTTTCCGCCAAAACTTTATTCTTTCCACGATAGGTGATGCCTTTCATCGAGCCAATAAGACTTCTGATGTGGCAGAACTGCTGCGGTGTTTACGTGTATGGGGAATCCTAATTGACGAATCCTTCTTGAGAAAAGCAAATCCTCGCTAATCCAATTGCCATCAATAGGTCCATCCCAGAACCAACACCAGTCTTTGCCTTGATGGGGGTCTGCCATCTCTCGCATTTTTTCTAAGACGCTGCGATGTATAAGAAGGCACCCAGTTCCACAGGCATCAATTTGAAAGACCGCGTTGCGATCATATTTGAACAAAGGCAAGAAGCCTTCAGGCACATCTTGAAAGATGGCTGGAACTGGCTTTGGATATAAATGCTTGTGAGCGTCAAAGGCCGCAAAGACAAGGGCTGACACTACTGGTCGTTCTTTATCGTGAGCAGTTTGACAGAGTAAGTCAAATGTTTCGGTATCTAGTTGCTCATCGGTATCTATCATCAAGAGCCAGTCGGAATCGGTGTTCTCAAGGAAAGCCTTAACGACGCGATTGCGCATCTTGGAAAGTAATCCTGAGCCTTTAATTCTGACAAATGGCCCTAGTCTGTCGGCGCGATTTTGGCAGAGTTGAAACATTCTATATGCCCACGCCGCGTTGACGGAGCCTGGGTCACAGGCGCCAATTGAAACTTTATGACCTGACTTCATTGAATCCCCCGATTCATTAGGAAGTGTAGAGGCGAGCAAGTCGGGGGATTCCCACTCGCCCCTACACAACTATTTAGTTATTCGTTCTATTTAGAACGATGGAGCTGTTAAGCCAGTTCCGCTAATGATTGAAGCTGCGGCGGCATAACGTTGTGCGGTGAAGGCACTGAAACCATAAACAACTGTCTTGATGGTTAGGCTGCCTGGGGCAGTTGCATCAAAACGTAGTGAGAATGGTGATCCTGGTTGCTCCCATAGGTGCATTTCGCGAGCATCAACTAGATAGATTTCATCTTGGTTGGTTGCTGCGCCATAGGTTGTTCCTACGTTTGCATCTGTGATGATTGGAAGTCCAAGTAGTTGGTATCCAC